AATGAAAGGTGACTTAGGTCGTAAGCCTAAAGCACTGACAGCACTTGTTCGTAACTGTGTAAACATGTTTGGTAGTTACAATGTTGGATTGGTTTGCACTAATCATACATACGCTTCACAAGATATGTTTGATCCAGATGACAAGATCTCCGGCGGTCAAGGTTTTATCTATGCTTCAAGTATTGTAGTTGCCATGAAAAAGCTCAAACTTAAAGAAGATGAAGACGGCAACAAAATTTCAGATGTCATGGGAATTCGTGCTGCATGTAAGGTTATGAAAACTCGTTATTCAAAGCCATTTGAAGGTGTACAAGTTAAAATACCATACGAGACCGGAATGAGTCCGTACTCAGGGTTAACTGACTTGATTGAAAAGAAAGGCCTCTTGAAGAAAGAAGGCAACAGTCTGGTATTCACTACAAGCGATGGCGAAATCATTAAGAAGTTCCGCAAGGGGTGGGAACGTAACGATGATGGATGCTTGGATGTTGTTATGAAAGACTTTGGGAATATTAAAGAAGAGGTAAGTACCGTTGAGGAGGAAGTAGAACAATGAGTGAAGTAGTAGCAAACGAAATTTGGAGTGAACTTAAGCGATATGTAAACACAGTAGATCGTGCCGAAGCAGCTGAAACTGTGATTGCTATATTAATTGATCACGATTCTGACGTTGAAGATATCCGCAATGCATTTAAAGGTGACACCGACATTAAAAAAGCATTGACTGCATATCTTGACAATGACAAAGATTATACCGAAGACGAAGAAGAGTTTTCCGAAGACGAAGACGAAGACTCTGACTGGGAAGATTAATGCCTAACTCGCGTCAGGTATTTCCGATTAAAACTGCTACTGCTTGTCAAGCAAAGTGGACCTGGTCCACTTTGTGGTTGACACATGGGTCAACGGCCAGTTGCCATCGTGTTAATCATGAAACTATTTCTCTTGAGAACTTTCATAATTTTCACAATACACCAAAGAAAATTGCTGATCGACGGCTAATGCTAAATGGAGATTGGCCAACAGGCGGGTGCGAATATTGCAAAGATATCGAAGATGCTAGCGGACAATCTGATCGGAATTTTTATCAAGAGGTTGCTGATATTAGTCCCCCTGAACTTGTAGTTGATCCAACTGCGGTTGTAGTTACACCTCGTATTGTTGAAGTATTTTTGAACAATACTTGTAACTTAAAATGTGTTTACTGTGATCCTGGACTAAGTTCATCTATACAAAAAGAAAATCACGAGTTTGGCCATTTTTCTAAATCAGGAGTGTTAATTGGTGATTACAATCCTGTTGTAGCTAATCGTACTGAGTATGTAGATCAATTTTTTATATGGTTAGAAAATAACTATCAACACATTGAAAGATTCCATATTCTTGGCGGCGAACCGTTTATACAACAAGAGTTAGAAAGATGTTTAACATTTTGGGAAACACATCCTAACCCTCGTGTTACTATCAACATAGTTTCTAATTTAGTAGTAAAAGAAAAGCTTATGATCAAGCACATTGATCATTTAAAAAGACTAGTAGAAACAGAGTGTATTGGTCGCTTGCATATTACTGGATCAATTGATGCATGGGGCCCTGGCGCCGAGTTTACACGTTACGGACTAGACCTGGCACAATTTGAAAGTAACTTAAAATACTGTCTTAGTAATTTTGCAGGTAATCCAAAATTTGAAGTAGGTATTTTTCAAGTAGTTACTGCATTAACATTATTTGAAACTCCGGAACTGTTAGATAAAGTTGCTGAGTGGAGAGAAATTAACCCGGCCTTGAAATATTATTTTCAGTTGAATACCGATCAGAATCGAGATTTTTTGCATCCTAAATATTTTAGCAATGAAATTTGGGCGCCAATATTTGAAAAAATATTTGCTAATATGGTTAGTACAGATCCTGTTAAAGAATTACAAGGCATACAAAGTTTAATAAATCAACATCCAGTTACTCCAACAGAAATAGAAAAATGCTATATATTTCTCAACGAAATGGATCGACGCCGTGGTACTAACTGGCGCAAAATTTTTCCTTATTTACTAAATGTGGTATAGTAAAGTAGTTTCAGATCTTGGAAATATTCCAGATTTTATCAATTATTACGAACGTGAGCTTGACTCAGCCAAGCGTGACTGTAAAATCAGTGGAGTGGTAGAAAAAAATATTACTGCACTTCCAGGAATAACAGAGCACCGATTTAACCAACTGCAAGAAATAGAAGCAGTACTTAATTTACTTCAAATTCAATTACGAAAGATTCGACGTAAACACTTTCAAAAATATCTTGAAGGATATGCTCGTGCATTAACAAGTAGAGATGCTGAAAAGTACGTCGACGGTGAAGATGAAGTCATTGACTTTGAAACTATTATTAACGAAGTAGCATTACTTAGAAATAGATGGTTGGGAATCCTTAAGGGACTTGATTCTAAGCAATGGCAAATGGGACATGTAGTTAGATTACGAACTGCAGGCATGGAAGATATTCAGGTATAATAGGAATTTAGTATGTTTAAAAATCCCGAAGCAAGCCATCAACATAGTCTACAAACATTAAACATGTTTTATGAGTACGATGATTTTATGGAAAGTGTTGGGTCGGTTGTTGATTTAGGGTGTGGATCTGGGCTAGATCTTGAATGGTGGGCAACTCGGACTATTAGAGAAGAGCCGTATCCTGCTTTAAATATCCGATGTACTGGAGTAGATGTATTAGATCGACTACCAATCGCCGGCAAATATCCTAACATGGTATATCAAAAAAATAATTTTGAAGAACATGTTTACGAATCTCAAGGAAAGTTTGATGTATTGTGGTGCCACGATGCGTTTCAGTATTGTGTTAACCCACTCGCCACGCTTACTAAATGGTGGGATGTAACCAACGATGGCGGCATGTTAGTACTAATACTACCCCAAACAACAACAATTGATCGCCGACACTTAACTTATACTCAAGCAGATGGATGTTACTATCATTATAGTCTAGCAAGCCTGATACATATACTAGCAGTAACAGGATGGGATTGCCGTGGCGGCTTCTTCTTAAAAGAACCCGATGATCCGTTTTTACATGCAGTTGTTTATAAAAGCGAACATACGCCAATGGATCCAAGAACAACTCGTTGGTATGATCTAATGGACAAACACCTTCTGCCCGAAAGCGCAGAAACTAGTATTATGAAATATGGGCATTTAGACCAACGTGATCTGGTATTGCCCTGGCTTAACAAGAATTCTATCTGGTACGGAAAATAACTGTAAATAATACTATGCAAAACATAGTAATTGTTACAGGTGGATTTGACCCACTACACTCCGGACACATATCATACTTAAACCACGCTGATCATCTTGGCGACTGTGTAATAGTTGGGCTCAATAGTGATGCTTGGCTAGCTCGCAAAAAAGGCCGCCCGTTTATGCCTTGGCAGGAACGTATGATTGTACTAGACAATATGCACATGGTTGACGAAATCATTGCGTACAATGACGAAGATAATAGTTCCATTGATGCTATACGACAAGTTCGTAGCAAATATCCTGACGCACATATTATTTTTGCCAATGGCGGCGACCGCACACAAGAAAACATTCCAGAAATGGCATTCAAAGACAACAACTTAGAGTTTGTCTTTAGTATAGGCGGGGATAACAAAGCTAATTCAAGTTCGTGGATACTACAAGAATGGAAAAATCCCAAAACTGACCGTTCGTGGGGTTACTATCGTGTATTGCATGAATTAGGTAAAGAAGTTAAAGTCAAAGAACTTACAGTTGATCCAGGTAAGATGCTGAGTATGCAACGACATCAAGACCGTGCTGAGCACTGGTTTGTGGCCGAAGGCACCGCAACTGTGTATACTGTAAATAGAAGTTCTGATACAGATCTGCTAGGGGAATTTAAGCAACATCAGCATATACATATTAACAGAGAAGAATGGCATCAACTTTGCAATGAAACTGATCTTCCACTTAAAGTTGTAGAAATACAGTACGGCAAAAATTGTGTTGAAGAAGACATTGAACGAAAATGATACCAGTCTTTGTCGGGTATGATCCTCGAGAACCAATAGCCTATCATGTATGTGTTAATAGTATTATTAGGCATGCAAGTCAGCCTATTGCAATTATACCTTTGGCATTAAACTTATTGCGAGACTACAAAGAAACTCATCCCGATGGCAGCAATCATTTCATTTATAGTCGATTCCTTGTGCCGCATTTAACAGATTATACTGATTGGGCAATTTTTATTGATGGGGATATGATTGTACGAGAAGACATTACAAATCTTTGGAACTTGCGTGATCCTGACTTTGCGGTACAAGTAGTAAAACATGACTATCAAACAAAGCGTACTGTCAAATACTTAGGATCTAAAAACGAAAATTATCCTCGTAAGAATTGGTCTAGCGTCATACTTTGGAATTGTGCTCATACATTCAATGTTGGCCTTACGCCAGACTTTATCGAATCGGCAACTGGCAAATATTTACATAGATTTACATGGCTCAACGACTCCGACATAGGTGAACTGCCTATTGAGTGGAACTGGTTACCCGATGAATATGGGCCAAACACCAACGCTAAACTATTACATTACACATTAGGAACGCCTTGTTTTCACGAGTTTGCTGATACTCCACAAAGCGAAGAATGGCATAGAGAACGTATGTACACTGATTACTGTCAACAACATATATGAACGTTGGTATCTTTTACAATTCAATATCAACGCCGGCAAAATATCCTAACAAAGTTATGCTCATGGATAACTTTCGTGATGGTGTGCTGGCCAACGGTGATAGGGTGACTGAATTCAAAGGCAAATCGTTGCCTAATAGTAAACTTCATGTTGGATTTGTACTAGGATATACGCTTGAAAATAATTTTAGAAAACAAATTATTAACACACTAAGATCATATGATATTCCGCAGGTATTTGTAGATAGTAATATTTTACATTATGCACGACCGGAGCATGAATGGCATCGTTATAGTCTTAATAGTGTATATCCAAATGATGGCGTTTACTTTTTTAACGACTTAGACCGAACTAAATGGGAAACATTTAGCAAATACCACAATGTCACAATGAAACCTTGGCGGTCCAGCGGTGACCACATTCTTATACTAGGGCAACGTCCTGCAGGATGGAACATGTTTGGAAACAATCAACATAATTGGATAACAAACACAATAGACAATATTAGAAAAGTAAGTAATAGACCTATTGTTGTTCGCATGCATCCTGGTGATAAAAATAAACATCTCGAAATAGCACAATTAAAAAAACAATATCACGATACAATAACAATATCCAATAAACTTAATATACGTGAGGACTTACACTATTGCTGGTGTACTGTTGGATATAACTCCACACCTAATGTAGTATCTGCAATTGAAGGTATTCCTGGATATATCGAAGACCCGTTACATAGTTGGGCCAAAGACGTAGCATTTACCGATATGCAACATTTAATAGAACCATTATGTCCAGACAGAGAAGACTGGATACATAAGATTGCCAACATACATTGGTCAAATGCCGAAGTTAAATCTGGCAAACTCTGGGCTGCGATACGGCACTATATTTCTTCTTCTCGTCAACAAACGCAACCAGATCTTTTCTCGTACCTTTAGCAGTCCATATACAACTGCTGTCGCCCATGTTCCAATCTATCAAAGATAATGGCAATTGTTCCCAACGATACTTAGGCACAATATATTCTAACACATCCTGATCTAAACTCCAGTATAAATGACCACTTCTAATGTAATCAATAAGTGCATTAGAATATTCTGTGAGAAAATTGCCCCCAGTAGCATTCACATATAAACCTCCAGCAAGGAATCGTGGATCTTTTTTAATTATTCTGTGTACATACAAATTATATGTAGTGTCTAACATTGGAATAGATTTTCTCACAATGGCATCAATATCAATTGCCAGAACAGGAACATTGTTGAACATGTGTGCTAACCTTGCAAATCTTGCACAAGCAAAATAAGTTTTTTGCATACGTTCTAGTACATTTTTGTCATTACTTTTGGCCATTGCATTTAATGTCCTTGCATGTTCTGGATAAGTTGCAGGCAGTAACTCTACACGATGTGCAGCTAATACAAACTTATTAATAGGTATATACTCATAGGAAACAGATACTTTTGATTGTGTGTTACAATATTCAAGTTGGTCCGGCCTTGGGTTAAAGATGTGTAAGTGAATACCCATATCAGTGTTTGCTTTAATGCTGTTGATTAGCGGAACAGCAAATTCATCAAAGTAATGTTCGTCACAAGCAGTATAGATATAAAAACTATCCTGATTTAACGATCCGTAGAATGTAGGTAAATTCATGGTCAAGTATTTAACGATTAAATATTGTCAATGAAGATTGCTTACTTTCCAGATTACTTGGCTAAAAACAGTAACCCAGTAATAAATTCAATAATAATAGGATGCCAGCGGCACGGAATCAAATGTGTTGAAAATTCTATGAC